GTTGACGATTGTCAAGAAAATATAATAGAAGTTGAAAACTGTATTAGTAAAAATCTTAAACAACTTAATCAAGGTTTTGATGGTTATACTGGTAAAATCGCTTATTTTTATGATGATGTTACCGGTTCTGAACCTGTGAAATATATATTAGGTCCACCCAATAATCTAGGAAATGTATTAAAAAATATGGATAACACCGGTATACTTATTCTTATACAATCTCAAGCTCCAGTTCAAGATCAAGATGGTTCGTCTGTAAATTCAATATCAGAACAGATTCAGCCAGAGTCAGTATCAGTCCAAACGCCCATAGCCATTCCGATGAATGAATCGGATGAAATTAAGATGGTATTCGCAACCGCAATTCAAATCGCTGAACCAATCTCTAATCTATCCCCCAATGCTACCGTTCTACGAACGTCCACATTGGGGGATGATGCCTCCACTACGTTCCGGGCATCATAATATTCACGTCATAAATAGATGTATATGAATATATACATTACTTTTTTTAGTAACGTCGAAAACATCGGACGCATTACCAATAGGTATTCCTTGAAATTTAAAAATGACAGTTTGTTCTTTTTTAAGAAACAATTCGTCACGGTTAATATGAAATATAGTACCATCGATATCAACAGTACGTGAAATTCTTACGAACTCATCAAACTTCTCCGGTGGCTCTGCCACCTTCGAAGTTAGTAGTTCGGTGGCATTCTGCCCCTTGCCAGATGATGCAGTCACCTCCTGATTTTGTAGGAAGGGGTTTGACCATAATTCGACAATATCCCAATACACAGTTTTATGTATATGATGATGTTCGTCAATGGTAACGTCCACCGGACATACCGGAATACAAGTAACAACCATTTCGCCTTTTTCGGTTTGATCATGATCATGATCATGAATATCAATATCAAACACCGATTCTTCCATCCACAAAGGAATGATAAAAGTCTGGTCACCTTCCGTGTGTTTGTAAACATTACATGCGAATAAATCGGATAAGGTAGGATATAAGATATAATGTTTGTCGTGTGACATTTTTTTTTTCAGTGTACATTTCAATAATGAACCAATATGTTGTACGACAGAATCAGTAATCACTGGAAATTTTTTACGATTTTTACATATAAAACAATAAATACGTAACAATACGTCTTTGTCAATTTTTTCAATGAAATGAACAGTATGATTTTGAAAAATACCAAGAATATACGTCGCCGTTTCATTAGAAACTAGTTGAGACATTTTTTGTAGTGATTCGTAGTATTTGGTAAACAAATTGGCAGAGGTTTCGTCAACATCATCCGAATCATAATCAATATCGGAATCTATCTCTTGTAAAAGTATCATATAGGCTTCATGTAACAATTGAAATTCGACCACAGCATCAGGTGAAGAGTTTTTGTCAGGATGGTATTTCAATGATAATTTTTTGTATTGTTTTTTTAAAGAAATTAGATCAATGGGTTCATTTTGCTGGAAATCGAAAATAGTACAGGCTTCTTGGTAAATCATTTGTATAGGATATGGAGTATTGTTTACACCGTTGAAGAAATGTGTGGTGTTTCATGAACGATGTACAGATATAAATATATTATCCAAAGATGTAATATATGATAAATATAGAAGAACACCAAGAACACCAAGAACACCAAGAACACCAAGAACACCAAGAACACCAAGAACACCAAGAACAGCTGGAGAGTTTTACTGAGGGGCAACTTGTCGTCTCGGAAGAAATAGGAGGGCGTAGTATACCTGTACAGACATCAATATCGATAAAATGTAATATTTGTGAAGAGAAATATAGTAAAAGATTACGTGCGCCTGTTTCGTGTCAATATTGCCAGTATGAGGCATGTTCACAGTGTTGCCAAACCTATATTCTATCGGAGACGGAACCCAAATGTATGAATACCGAATGTAACCGCGTATGGACACGAAAATATATGTCAAACGTATTTTCAGCGACATTTTTAAACACAAAATGGAAAACCCATCGTGAAAATGTAATATTTGACCAAGAACGTGCCCTTCTTCCGGCTACACAACCGTTAGTGGAAAATATCATACGGCGAGAAAGAATTGCGAAAGAAATTCGTGAAATTAGTGAACAAATTAACACATTATACAATCGACGGGACGAATTAAGGGTAGAATATCATGGAAACCCAGTCAACAACATAGACCAAGAACGGCGTACATTCATTCGTGCATGTCCTGATCCAGAATGTCGTGGGTTTCTTAGTACACAATGGAAATGTGGAATATGTGAGAAATGGACATGTCCTGCCTGTAATGAAATTAAAGGTACCGAGCGTGATGCTGAACATACGTGTAATCCGGAACTGGTAGAAACCGTAGCATTAATACGTCAAGATACAAAACCGTGTCCGAATTGCGGAATGGGTATTTTCAAAATTAATGGGTGTGACCAAATGTTTTGTACACAATGTCATACGGCGTTTTGTTGGCGAACTGGACATATTCAAACCGTAATACATAATCCACATTATTTTGAATGGTTACGAGAAAATAATGCTAATGGTAATGAAAATGTCATTGAGCGAAACCCCCAAGATGTCATATGTGGTCGTGAAATTGATACATACTTTGTGCGTAATTTAACTACCAATATACAACGTAAAATGACTGTAGAAACCGAAAATCAAGGTCGACACGTGATTATCATATGTCGTATGATGATACATTTACGTCGTGTAGATATGGTATATTATCAAGTAAATCATGTACTGAACAATCAAAATTTACGTATAAAATATCTACGAAATCAAATAACAGAAGAACAATTAAAAACCAATTTACAAAAAAATGATAAAAAACACCAAAAACACCGTGAAATATTCGATATATTACAGATGGTGAATACAACAACTACGGATATATTGTATCGATTTTTAGTAGAAGTTCGTAAAAATACCTGGAACAATGATTTCACCATAATTCAAGAAATAGATCAATTACGTATTTATGCAAACCGATGTTTGCATGAAATTAGTGAAACCTACAACTCCATTCGGATGAGTTTCAATGATAAAATGGAATTTACAAAGGGGGCTTGAACGGTTGCCCATGAATCCTGATTCCTACACCCTTCGGGTGGGAGAAGATTCGTCTAGTCGAACGCCTCCATCATAGAGAATATGGCATGTTCAATATGAAAAATGGAACGATAATTATTACCATATTGTTTGAGTATATTGGCCAATTTTTGTAAAAACTTGTCATTTTTATCTTTCGAAACAATAAACCCATTATCGACAAAGTGTTGGTAAAAATGCCATATACATTCGATACTATCGAGATTATAGATGAGAATATCGTACAAACAATCGCGGAAAAGGGCAATACCAGGGTAGTCATATTTTTGTTGGTGTAATTTGATCATTTCTTGTATAATTGTATCACACACTGTATTGAAATGGTCATTGGGTAATTTGTCGATGGAATTGATCAAAGAAAACGAATATACTTCTTTTATATTAATAATATCTTTGGTAGAAATTTGATCCATGATCGGGGTGATTTCCTTCGTTTTGTTGATATTAGCAATTTTAATGATATCTTCTTTACTTGGTCGTTGAATACCTATAATTTGACAATGATTTAATATATTGTTGGGTAAAAAACTGAGATGTTCCGTGATTAAAATAAATCGTACTTGTATTTCGCGACTTTTACCATCATATCCGTAACAATGTTTTTGCATATAACTATAAAATATTTCGAGTAATTCATTATGGATCGCGTGGAAATTTTTGCATACAATAAATCCAATTTTTTCGGGTTTGATTGTAATAATATCAATGATTTGACAATAAATTTCGTGCCAAATTATTTTCGAATTACAACCCAACAAAGACATGTCAATTTCATAATGAATATCACTGATACGATAAGTATATGATTGTTTATCAGTGGACGCTTTGATTTTTTTATCATATTTTAATTGGCAAGAACTATATGGTTTTAACATGGCAAGGACTTGTGTATATTTACCCACACCGGTGGATCCATAAACAATGATGTTTTTGGACATGTCCATATTGATATTCGTAATCTGTTCAGAGGGCTGAAATCCTTCAACAACTAACTCGGTCAGTGACCCCCCAAGGGGGGTCACCGGACGAGTTTGGGTGGGATCATTTTCTAACAATTTTTCATACGATTTACAGTAATCTTCAAAATGTGTTTCATAAAACTTCATTGTATATGATAATATACTCATCATATACAACTTTTATGTCCATTATACACGCGCAGTTATTATGTCGGTGTAAGAATGGTATGAATATTTTTGGAAATATATCTGGATAATTGTAAACTATACACGGAGGAAGTAATCAAGAAGGTAGCAATAGCCACCACAAAACTATTGACTACACGATGTTTGGTCATAAAATTTTGTATATTACTCCAATTCTTGATATTTTGTATAATATAAAACATCCATAGTAAAACGGTGCCTACAATTAACCACCGAATCAAGGATTCTTTGGATATTTCCATTTCGCCAAACGTCATATCTTTCTCCAGTGGAATATACGCTTGATAAATTTTAATATAGACTGGTAATAACCATGCGAATGCTAATGATAATAACACCCAACCAATCGTAATAAAAACAATAGAATATTCAGCATAATTAATATTGAATAGTTGGGTGATATCCCAAGGTATTCCGGCGACTTTATTGAAATATAAGCTTACCGAGTTGGTAGGTAATGTAATTTGATAGGTAACCACAAAAACCAAAAAGACAATATGTAATAAAAAGAACAAAAATACAGAGGCCATTTCGGTATTTGGCTTGTACAAATATACAAAACATAAAACGTAGGAAATGAACAAAATGAGATGATACAAAATATATTTGGGGCCAAGTGTTATGACAAATTTAACAAACAACTGGATATAGGAACGAAATATGTATGATAATTGTTGTGCCTTAACTGACCAAACTCGTCCGGCGACTTTGTCGCCTACCGAGTTAGTAGTGAAGAGGCTAGAAGCCCCTTGCCATGTAGCCATTATGATTCCTTTTACTATAGGTTGATATTTACAATTTTTTTCGATAGAATTTTTTACCGGTGGTCTTTGGTTTGTTTACTTGTGTCATTGTCCATGAGATGATCGTTTCCAAGTCACATGTCAATGGATCCTCCTTAAACGTAGACAGATTTACAAAAATGGGTTTCTTGAGTTCAGGTGTTTTATAAAAAATATAATTTCCGTATTGTCCTTTCCGTACGCTCATCGTCTCGTTTAATGATCGTGCTATTTTGGTCTTAGAAATATCATCAGTTATTTCGGTATCCGGTTTCGTTTCAAACAATCCTATTGCATATTCCAAGTTAACTGTTTGGTGAATAAGATTTTCATCGATGGTTACTGATTTTTTTATTTGATTCCATTCAATATAATGCCCGTAAGGGCCGGTACGTAAAAACACGCATCTATCTTGGTATTTTCCTAAATGGGATTGTTTATACACGATTAATTCATCAATATTGTATATTTTCT